CTCGTCGGGGGGGCGATGTCGGCCGGCAATAGCACCGCCGATTCCGCGATCACCGCCGCCGCCGCCCTCATCGCGGGCGCACCCATCAGCGGCGCGGCCACGCTCACCCTCGCCGAGTCCGGCGCCAGTCTCTCCCTCGTCATCGCCCTCAGCGGCGAGGCCACGCTTACCCTTACCACGGCTGACGCCGTGCTCTCCCTCACGATCGGCCTCACCGGCGAGGCGACCTGGACGCTCACGCCCACGGCCGGCCTAAGCATGATCGTGCCCGTCGCCGGCGCGGGCGTGCTCTCGGTCTCCGGCACCGCCGACCTCAAGGGCCTGCTCGCCATGTCCGGCGAAAGCTCGTCGTTTACCGAGCTCTCGCCCGAGTCCCTCGCCCGCGCCGTGTGGTCCGAAGTCATCGAGCACGGCTACACCGCCGAGCAGCTGGTCCGCCTGCTCGCCGCGCTGGCCGCCGGCAAATCCTCCGGCTTCGGCACCGCCACCGCGACCTTCCGCGATCTCGCCGATTCCAAGGCCCGGCTCACCGCCACGCTCGACGGCTCGGGCAACCGCACCGCCGTCACCGTCGACCCCACGTGAACTGGCTCGGCAACTGGGTCGGCACGTGGCTCGGCAATTGGCTGGGTGCGCTCGGCGGCGAAACGCTCCGCCGGCTGCTCACCCAATCGCCCGCCCAGCTCTCCGGCACCGGCCGGGTGCTCTCTGCGCCGCGCCCAGGCGGCGGCTTCGCCCGTTTCTTCCGCTGGTTCCTCCCGCCGCGCTACGGCCGCGGGGCGCTGCGCTCCGCGCCGCCGCGCCTCGCCGGCCGCGCCCGCGTGATCCCCTACGCTCTCACCGTCCGCGCCCGCAACGCCCGCCTCCTCGCCCTGCTCGATTAGTTTTCCGTGTGTTCCGTGTGTTCCGTGGGCAACTCCGCCCCGCGCCGTTTTGACACCGCGCCGCTGGCAACCATGAGCACTCCTGCCACCGCCCCCGAGACCGCCGCCCCCGTTGCTCCCGCCGCGCCGGCTCCCGTCCCCGCCGCCGCCGCTCCTACGCTCCGCGGCTTCCTCGCCAATCTCCGCACGGGTGCCACCACCGGCGCCGAATTGGTCGCCGCCCGCGCCGAAGCCACCGCGCTCCGCTCCGATCTCTCGGCCCGCGACCTGCAACTCGCCGCCGCCGCCACGCTCGCCACCGCGCAAGCCGCCCAGCTCTCGACGTTCTCCGCCTTCTTCGGCCTGCAACTCGCCGACCTCGCCGGCAAAGACTCCGCCGCGCTCCACACGATCCTCGCCGAGAAGATCAACGCCGCCGCCATCGACCAAGTCGCCTCGATGGGCGTGCCCACCGCTGCGCTCCCGCCCGTCACCGCGCCCGATGCGGCCGCAGAAAAGACCCTCTCCGCCACCGAATTCTCCGCCCTCAGCAACGACGAGAAGATGAAATTCTCCGTAAACGGCGGCCGCATCGTCTAAGCGCCAAAAATTTTCACCACCCGCTCAGTTCACCACTCCTCCTCCTAAACCACACCCGTCATGGCCGTCACACTCACCAACCTCATCCCCGACGCTTACAAAGCGCTCGACGTCGTCAGCCGCGAACTCGTCGGCTTCATCCCCTCTGTCCTCCGCGACTCCAGCGTTGATCAAGTCGCCCTCAACCAGACCCTCCGCAGCCAAGTCACTCCGGTCAACGTCTCCAGCCGCAACATCACGCCCGCGATGGCGTTCCCGCTCGAGACCAACCAGACGATCGGCAACCAGCCCATCACGATCTCGAAGGTGAAAGCCTTCCCGTTCTCGTGGTCCGGCGAAGAGCAGCTCTCGGCCAGCAAGGGCCCCGGCTACCTCACGATCCAGCAAGACCAGATCGCGCAGGCCCTCCGCGCCGCCGTCAACGAGATCGAGCTCGACCTCGCCACCGCCGCTTCGCTTGGCGCTTCCCGCTCCATCGGCGCCGCCGGCACCGCGCCCTTCGGCACCAACCTCGGCGAGTCCGCCCAGCTGAAACGCATCCTCGACGACAACGGCGCACCCGGTTCCGACCGCAGCATCATCGTCAACACCGCCGCTGGTGCCGCCCTGCGCACGCTGCTCAACAACCCGCTCAACGCGAATACCTCGCTCAACGGCGACATGACCCGTCAAGGCATGATCCTCGATGTGAACGGCTTCAAGTTCCGCGAGTCGGCCCAAGTCATCACCCCGACCGCGGGCGCGATGGCCTCCGCCACCTCCACGAGCGCCGCCTTCACGGTCGGCCAGACCGTCATCCCGCTGGCCACGGCCGGCACGGGCGTCGTCGCCGCCGGCGACATCATCACCTTCGCCAACGACACCAACCGCTACGTGGTCGCCTCGGTCGCCTTTGCCGGCGCCAATCCGGCCTCGGGTGATACGATCACGCTGGCCGCTCCCGGCCTGCGCGTCGCCCAGGGTGTCGCCACCCGTCTCATCACGGTGCAGGCCACCTCGGCCCGCAACATCGCCCTCAGCCGCAACGCCCTCGTCCTCGCGACCCGCCTGCCTGCCGCGCCGGTCAACAAGGATCTGGCCGAGATGCGCGAAGTCATCACCGATCCGGTTTCCGGCCTCAGCTTCGAGCTCGCCGTGTATCCCGGCTACCGGATGACGGTCTTCGAAATCGGCCTCGCGTGGGGCTGGAAGGTCATCAAGCCCGAGCACATGGCGATCCTCCAAGGCTAATCGCCCGACTGAAAAGATTTCCGAGCCCTGCCGGAAAGCCCGGCTTGTTCTGCCGTACACTTGCAGGGAGTTCAACCCCCGCACCGGAGTCGCTCCCGGTGCGGGGTTTTATTTTTCCCCCTTCCGTGTGTTCCGTGGGCAATTTTGGCTCCGGCCTCCGCGCCCCTCCGCGTCATCCGTGGGCCCCTCCGTTTTGACTCCGCCGCCCTTCCGATGAAATCCAACCTGTCCGCTCCCGCTCCGCACGCCTCCCGCAACGTCGCCCGCCCCCGCCGGGCCGATGTGTTCAACCGCATCGCCGAGCCTACGCCCGCGCCCAGCCATTCCCGCTACCTCGCCTATCGCAAAGCCCAAGCCCCCGGCGTCGATGGCCAAGGCCGCTTCATCGGCCGCGGCGATGTCGAGCGCGGCTTCGCCTTTTTTCTCAAGTCGCGCGGCCAATCGGTCACGCATTTCAACGGCGGCTTCGGCGGCGAGTTTGGCCGCGGCACGCAGAGCAAGCGCCAAGCCCGCACCCATCTCACCGATGCCGATTTGCTGGCAATCCACGAGCGCGCCCGCCGCGGCGACAAGCCCTACCTCATCGCCAAGAGCTACGGCGTCGACCGCACCACGATCGTCTACGCCCTGCGCCCGAGCCCCGCGATGGCCCGCGCCCTCGCCACGCAGTCCGCGATGGCCGCCTGATCCATGAACGCCGCCGCCGTCAACCGCTTCGCCTCAATCGCCGCCCGGGTGCGCGCCCACATCTGGCGCTGCACCGTCACCGTGGCGAGCGGAGCGACGATCTCCGTCGCCAAGAGCGGCAGCAAGCCCACCCGCACCCCCGCCGAGATGGGCACCGGCTACGTCGAGCGCACGCTCGCCACGTTTAACTTTAAGGCCACCGGCAACTTCGTCCCCAGCATCGGCGCCGAGTGGACCATCGCCAGCGCCGAGCAAGCCGACGAGGTCGGCACCCGCTGGCGGTGCTTCCAGCTCGTCCGCTCCGCCGCCGGCTTCGAGCACGTCGCCACCTGCTTCCGCCTGGACAACTAAAAAACCGCCATGGAAGGCTCGTTGTCACTCGTGCAGGATCGGATCACACCCACGCTCGAGCGCTACGCCGAGGTGATGGGCCGCACCTTGGCTTCCACGATCAAGCGCGCCGCCAAGGGCGTCACTCGCCGCGTCATCTCGATCACCCCGCCCGCCTCGGCCGAGACCACCGGCGCCGCCGCCTACCGCCAAGGCCGGCGCAAGATCGAGAAACAGATCGATAGCGTCCTCGCCCCCGTGAAACTCAAGGGCCGGCGGAAGATCACGACCGTCTTTGGCCGCAAGATCGGCAAGCCCGTCTACGTCCCCACCAAGGAACGCTTCCCCGATGTCGCCGCCACCCTCCGCTCTCGCATCGTCGCCCGCGGCGGCGACATTGGCCTCCGCCTCAACCGCGGAGCCAAGGCGTTTGTCGATGTCCGCAAGGTCAAGGCCATCATCGCCGCCAAAAACTCCCGCGTCGGCGTGCTCGCCTCCGGCTGGCAAGCCGCCGCGGCTGCGCTCGATGTCCCGGTGCAGCAGTGGATCAGCCGCCACGGTGGCGGCGCCGGCCGTGTGACTCTCGATTTCTTTACCGCGCGGATGCACGTCACCGCCGAGAACTTTGCCACCGGCGTCCCGGCCGCCGTGCGCGGCGCACTCTCCAAGCGCATCATTTTTGCCCTGCAATATCAAAAAGCCGCCATGGAGCGGGAGATCGACTACATAGTCTTCAAAAAAGCCCAAGACAACGCCATCGCCACCCGCAACTGGTCCGCCCTCGTCCCCGCCGGCATGATGGGCGGCGACGACTCAGCCTGAGTATTTTATGAGCACCTACATCCTCACCCCCACCCGCCGCGCCGCCTATGCCGCGCTTTTTGATTTCCGCACGCAGTTTGTGAAGGCCGCGCGCCAGATCCTCGATGCCGGCGGCATCACCGCGCTCGGGCCGGGCGAGGGCGACCAGCAGCAGCCGCGCAATTTCTCCGCCGTCGATTTCCAGCGCGGCGCCGCCACGGGCCGCAAAACCCGCCTCGCCCTCGGCGGCGGGCGCTACGAGGAATATTCCCAATTTACCGGCACGCTCGTCGTCCTCTTCACCGTGCCCTACGAGACCGAGCAGAAGACCGGCACCGCCTACCTCACCGAAGACCACGTGCGCGAGCTCGACCGCCTCAGCACCACGGCGCACACCCTCTTCATGGAGCACCTAGAGCCCTTCACGCCGGCGCTTCTGCCCCACCTCGACGTGCAGGAGCTGCTCCCGATCGAGCCCGACGAGCGCCCCGAGGAAGCACGCGAGGTCAACACCGCCCGCGTCCGCTGGCGCGTGAAATTTGAGATTCGCTCAACCGCTTGGCCGACGGTCGCCTGATCCCCGCCGCGATCCGCCGCGCGAGCCAGCCCAGACCCCGCAGGATCAAGACCAAAAGCCGCCCGTCTGGGTGCATGGAGTGAGCCTACGCCGGCAGGCTCGGCTGCGCGCGGCTCAGAAAATGCGTCGGCGGTTTCGTCATCCAGTAATCGATGAGCGCAAACGCCATCACGATCAGCCCGATCCCCGCCGCCAAGACGAGCACCGCGCCCACGATCAGCGCCAGCCTCGTCTGCCGCTTCATCTGCTTCTCGCCGATCAACTGCGCCCCGCTCGGCCCTTCCGATACCACGGTCCATTTTTGAGCGATCAGCGTGGAAAGAGCGGTTTCAAACGTCAGCGCGGGAGCGTCTGCGACTAAAGGCGGGCGAGCGTTGAGGATCGGCATGGCGCAACCCTTTGCACCCGTGCGCCCTGCGCTCAAACAAATTCGCGCTTGACGCTATCTTACGAAATGTAAGATAGTCCGCTCCGTTAAAGGGCCAGCAGTGTTTTCACCACCACTGGCCCACACCGCAACTCGTCAGGCTAAAAACATCGGAGTCACAGTTCATGCATGATCGCCACAACAATGGAGCTGGCAAGCCAGTTCAAACTCACCCGCGAGCGCCTCGGACTCAGTCAGTCGGAAGCAGCTCTAGCTTGGAAAGTCAGTCTCTCAACTCTTCAGTCATGGGAGCAGGGTCTTCGTCTGCCCCGAGGGAAGACCTTGCAACGCCTCTGGCCTATCCTGTTTCCCAGCGCCCTCAGTTCTTCAACTTCGACGCGCAAGCGGTCCGGGTAGTCGGAACGCCTGAAGCGCCGCACTTCGTCGCAAAAGATGTGTGCGATGCGCTGGGATATTCAAAATATCGCGACGCCATCGCGCTGCTTGAGGATGACGAAAGGGTGTCCAGCAAAGTGGACACCCTTGGCGGCCCGCAGGAAATGAGCTGTGTGAATGAATCGGGGCTTTACGCCCTGATCTTCGGCAGCCGCAAACCGCAGGCCCGGCTTTTCCGCCGCTGGGTCACCGGCACCGTCCTCCCCGCCATTCGGCAGACCGGCAGTTTCGCCGCGCCCTCTCCTGAGCCGCGCGCCTTGCCACTCCCGCCCCCGGCCACGGCCGAGACTCATGTCGCCGATATCTACCGCGCCACGGTGCCCTCCCATCGCCTCACTGTCCTCGTCCCACCCGGCGATCTGGCCCGCTATGCCACTTACAACGGTTCATTCATGAGCATTATCCGCGAGGCAACCGATGCCGTGCAGGTCAGCCGATTCCTTCGCTTTTTGCAAGGCCGTGGCTACCTCAACCGGTGGGTGCGGCAGGCCGATGGCACGCTCATCTACTGCGAGAGCATGGGCCGCAACCGGCACCGCCGCTACTTCATCACGATCCGGCCCGTCGAGGAGGTGGCATCATGAAAATCACCCTCGACCTCCCGGCCGATAAAGCCGCCCTCCTCAAAGGCTGCGCCGCATGGTATGGCCAAAGCCTAGTAGAGTGGATCGATACCACCCTCACCACCGCCGCCGCCGCCGACCTCGAAGCCGCCGCCGAGGATCAGCGCAAAGCCCCCCCCATCCGCCAAGTGAAGTAAGGCCCCCGGCCCCGGAGCAATCCGGGGCCTTTTGCTGCCGGGGATTTGACACGCACCCGCTGGCAACATGCAAACGGACCCATTTTTCACGGACGGCCGCAGTGCGGTCCTCAACCCCGAAGTCTTCTGCCTGAACAACTCCGCGACCTACGGCTACATTTCCGACACCATCGACCGCGAGGCCATGGAGAAGGAATTCGCCGATGCCGATGGCTCCCCCCTCGGTTCCGATACCCGCGAGGGCTTTGAGAAAGGCGCGATCTCCATCCAGTGCGATCTGGCCAATGCCGCCATCGCCCGCCCCGGCCACATCATCCGCTTCCGCATCGGCTCGGGCGATGAGTATTACGTCGCCGGCAAGTTTGGCCGCGCCCGCGCCCGCAACGACATCGTAAAAGGCTCGCTTGCTGTTAAGCGCGCTTACAACCCGATTCTCACGAATCTCCTCTCGCTGGAATTCGGCCAACGCACCAATCTCACGCAGGCCGCCGGCGTTCTCGCCGGGGCGCTCGCCGCCGCGCCCACCGTCGTCAACACCCGCTCCGGCAGCACGCTCGCCTACACCATGGCCGCCGCGCCCGATTCCGCCGCGCTCCCGGGCTGGCTCACGATCAACGCCTCTACCGGCGCCCTCTCCGGCACCGCCGTCGCCGGCGCGTGGGTCGTCGACATCATCTGCACCGAGACGCTCGCCGGCCAAGAAACCCGCGTCGGCTTTGGCCGCATGGGTCTCACGATCACGTAATTTCAAAAACAAAAACCAGCGTCGGCCCGCGTCGCGGCCTTCTGCATTAACGCCCCGTCGCCTCACCGCTTCGGGGCGTTTTGGTTTAAGCTCAAAAAAAATGTCGCCTACGCCCGAGTTCAAAGCCGCCCGCCGCGCCGAGCAACGCCGGCGCCTGCTCACCCACCTCGGCCTCGCCGAGCCGATCACGCTCCCGCTGCTGCATCGCCCCGGCCTCGTGGCCCGCATCTCCCTCGTGCCGCTCACCGAGCGGCACCGCCTGGAGCTGCACCTCGCCGGCAACGCCTTTTTCACCGGCCGCGCGCCGCTGCTCGGCGATGTCATCCAGTTCCTCTGGCGCCTCAGCCCGCACTTCCGCCGCCCCGATGGCACCTATCCCAACCAGCCGGCGCGGGGTGGCTGGCTCGCCCGGCTCCGCTCCGCCCTCGAGCGCCGCGCCCTCGCCCAAGCCGTGCGCCGCTGCGATCTCTTCGCCGCCGATCGCGCCATCACCACGTGGCTCATGGCCGCCGGCCAAGACGAGCCCGGCGCGCCGTGTGCCGAAGATTCCGCCACGCCCGCCCGCCGCAGCCACCTCGCCCCGCAGCACTGTTTTGCCGATGAGTTGGTCGAGGCCTTCGCCGCCCGCTACCAGCTTGCACCCGCCACCGTGCTCGATCTCCCCGTCGCCCTCGTCAACCAGCTGCTCCGCGCCCGCCTCATCCATACCGAGGATGGCGAGCTGGCCCTGTTCGCGCCCTCCGACTCCCTCCTTTCCTCATGAGTTCCGATCTTCTCTACTCCCTCGGCCTCGACATCACCGATTTCAAGACCAGCGCCAAGGCGTCGAAAGAAGCGGCCGACGACATCAAAAAGAGTTTCAAGGGTTTCAAGGACGTGCTCGCCGCCGGCGGCGTGGCCACCGCCGTCTTCGGCTTCTTCTCCCAAGTCATCGACTACGCGCAGCAATCCAAGGGCAAGCTCGACGAAAACACCGCCGCCGTGAAACGCTTTGGCGATGCGATCGACCAGGCCAAGGATCTCTCGCTCAAGGCCGGCACGCTCGTCCTCGGCACGTTCAACCGGCTGGGCGAGGCGATCGGCGACGCCATCAACATCGCCCGCTTCGGCTGGTCGCAGTGGGCCAAGGATCAAGACGCCCTTGCAGCCAACACTGCCCGCGCCGAAGCCGCCGAGCGCTCCTACGCCGAATCTAAAAAGAAAAACGGCGCAGAGTTTGAAAAAATCACCAACGCCCTGATCAACCTCAAAAAGCAGGAGCAGGATCTCAGCCTGCAAGGCATCACCGCGCAGGAGACGTATAACAAAAACTACCAAGCCTACCTCGACCTGATCGTGAAGCAGGCGAATTTCAGCGGCGACGAAATCGAGCGCCGCCGGCTCGAATTGCAGATCTCCGAGGCGCATCTGGCCACCGGCAAGGCCCGCCTCGCCGTCGATAAAGAAGCCGCCGCCGAAGCCAAGAAAGCCGCCGAAGCCGACGAGAAAGCCCTCGACCAATCCATCAAGGACTACAACAAGCTCGGCGCGGTAAAACAAAAGCAGCTCGACTACGCGCTCAGCAAAAAACCGCTGGAAGAGCAGTCCGAAGTGCTCACCCGCCGAAAGCTTGAACTCGAAACCAAGCTCCTCGACCGAAACATTTCCACGACGGACGAGATCGAAACCCGCAACGAATTGCTCGAGGTCACAAAGAATCTGGATGAGGTCGGGGTGAAGCAGGCGGAGAAAAAATTAAAGACCGAGAAAGAAATCACGGAGGAGAAGAAGAAACAGATCACCCTTACTTACAACGCCTCCGATGGCACCGACACGCAGGCCCTCTCCGACCGCCAGCTCGCCGAACTTCTTACCACGACCCAGCAGACCCTTTCCGCTGCCCGCCGCACTACGCCGCAATTCATCGGGTCCGACAACGGCGCCGCCTTCATCGAAAACCGCGTCGCCCAGATCCAGCGCGAGATCTCCGACCGCCAGCGCTTCCGCTCCGACTATGCCTCCCGCGGGGAAGAGGCGTTTAAGAATCGCAGCGCCTTCGAGGAAGACCGCTTCCGCCGCTACATCACACCCGAGGATGAGCAGCGCCAGAAAGACCAGGCCAAAAACATCGGCGAGATTTCCGACAACATCCGCCGCCTTTTCGGCCTGAGTCGCCGCTGATCTGCGCCACTCCTCAACTATTCCGCGCCATGCCTCAATCCACCTACCAAGACCACTACTGGGGCACGCCCCGCCGCATCGCGCAGCGCCCGCGCGAGTATCCGTTTCGAATGAACGGCGATGTAGCCACCTACGTCTACGAGAGCACCTACGCCGTGGACATCGGCCGCTTCACGCCCACGGCCGCCGGCACCGTCGATCCCGAAAACGCCGCCGCCTACCTGCTGGAAGAAACCAAGCCCGAGATCGAGCAAGGCCGCATCGCCACCTTCCGCCGCACGTACAGCACGGTCCCCACCACGCAGATCACGTATAGCTCCCGCGAGGTCACCAAGCCCCTCCCCTCGGCCGTCGGCATCACCGGGCAGCCCTCGATCGATTACGTGGCGCTGGAATATCCCGGCGTCGATGTCGGCCTTGCTTTCCCCTACCTCGGCGGCACGTGGGTGGCTAATAAAGTCTATTCCCGACTCCCAACCACGCACGTGCGCACAGGCCCGACCGGCGGCACATTTACGCTCACTTACCGCGGCAGCACCACCGCCGCCCTCGCGCACAATGCCGCCAATGCGACCATAAATACCGCGATCAATGGCTTGGCCACTGTCATCACCGATGGCCTCACGTTTAGCGCCTCCAATAATCTTTTGGCGGCGGCACCGGCGACGCCGCAAGTTGCGCTTACTATCACGGCCGGTTCTACGTCTTTCCGGGTCACGATGAACGCCGGCAGTCTCACGCCGGCAGGAGCTTCTACCGCGTTTACCAGTATTCAGAGTCCAACGCTGCAAGTTTGCTCGGTGGCGTTGCGCGCAATCGTCACCGCCCACGGCTTTAACGCCGCCAATCCGCTTTCGGTCATAATCAGCACTAACTCTAATCACGCTTTGCTTGCTCCGTCTACGATGTGGAGCGTGGTAGACGCCAATACGATTGCTTTTTTTGTAAATCCCAGCGCCGGC